ACGTGACCATTTTCATCTTTTTCAGGAATATTTTTAAATCCTTCTCTAATATGTTGTAAAACAAGCATTGTTTCTTGTTCATCTTTTAAAGAAAAAATGTAATTTAAAGTTTCAGATAAATATTCTCTAAACCAACCTACCATTGGTACATTAATAATTGCATCTTGATTAACAGTTACAATTTTACCTGCATCAAGTGCTTTTTTAGCTTCTTCAAAGTGTTTACTTCTTTCTTGTTCTTGAGTTATTTTTTTCTTTTTTGCCATATTCTAAAAATTTTAATAAACCAGGTCTAATGTTGACCTTATACTTTTGTAATGAAGGTGACTTCAATATTGTTTTATAATCATCTGTTATAATCATGTTGCAAATATATAAAAATAAATCAAATGGAAAGTAAAAATAAAAAACAAACAGATAAAGAAAAGAAAGAGCTAGTTAAAAACTTCATAGAAGAGTATAAACAAAGAGATTATCTAAAAAAATTAGAAAAGACATATTACATAGAAATGGATGATTATTTAGCTGGAAAACATAGAAAAAAAAGATAATTTTTGCTATATTTGTAAACTATTTTAAAACCAAAATATGAAAGATAAAATTCACTCATTCATCAAAGAAATAAAAGATGAATATGATAAAAAAATTCAAGTTA